GGCGGCTCTGTGCATCGTCTTTCCTAAAGTATTCCCTAATCTCCTTGAGAACGGTGCAGAGAATCGGCACCAGCGGGCGGCTCTGAAGTCAGTCGTGCGGATCATCAGGAGATCCGAAGGTCGCTGGAAACAGACGACCAACGAGTGGCGGAAGGCCTCCGTTGAGTTCCATTACGAGCCCGGTCTCGACCTCCGGGGCTCTCTCTCGCTATGGCAGCTTACTGACACTGCCAGGCGTGCCGGCTACTTCCAACTCTCTCGAGTGGGTCGTGCCGGACCGTATGCCGACGGGCACGCGGTTGAGGAAGCCCTCAAGCAACATCGCTCGGATGTGACACGGGTCTTCCCTGTGGCGAGGAGGATCCGGAAGAACGTCGAGCGGTTTGCTTGCCGCTTCATGCACGGCAAAACTGGACCGGCCTTGGCCTGCTCTTATGGAGGATCGGCCGGTTACGGTGCGCCGCGCAAGGCGGGTGGTTGGCGCGAGCAGGTTCGTCTCGGGGCGGGGGCCCTGAGAGACTTGTTCGTTGCTAAGGGAGAATGCCGAAGGATCGCCGACCTTGTATCGGAATGGACGGTCCCCTTCACCCCTCTGCGCGAGGGTGCGTTGGACGACTGCCCGGTCCGACAGGACGGCGAAGGCGCGGAGATGGTCTGCCTTGGCGTGGTGCTGTTCCACTGGGACAAGCGCTATGCCGAGGTAAACTCCTTCAGTCTCGACACCTGGGAGCTCCAGCGAGAGCATTTATTTGCTATCACTTGGGCTGTCTGGTTGGCTGACAAGGAGGGCTATCTCCGCGACGGCGGCCCTTCACCTAAGGTTGGGAGAGTTGTGGTGGTGGAACGCTCCGAAAAGTGTCGGGTTGTGACACCTTTCGAAGCCTCCATTGCTTTCTTGGGGACTCTCCTAAATTCGTGGCTCCTGGGCCTGCTGGCTCAGGATAAGCGAACTGACCTTGCAGAGGATCCTAAAACTCTGGACGTGGTGGTTCCGGAGGGCTATGGTCTTCGCTCGGTCGACCTTGTAAGGGCGAGCGATCTCGTTCCTGGTCCGGTGGCCAAGGCAATACTTCGCGGGGTATGCCGAGGTCGTGGGATCAAGGACGGGACGCTCAGACGCAGCCTCTTGCTGTTTGCGAGCCCGGTCGCGGTGTGCACCGGGTTTCCGTATTCAGCTGAGGCACGAATCCCATTCGTCACAGGCGGCAGCCCCCTTATGGGGGGAGGCCCTACCTGGCCGCTTCTCTGCCTCTACACCTTATGGTGCACCTTGCAGGCGCATCCTCTGAGGGACGGGGTCAGGGTGGT